ACCCCGCTCCAAATTTAGGACGTTAACTCAGTTGGTAGAGTTCCTGCCTTACACGCAGGCTGTCGGCGGTTCGAGCCCGTCACGTCCTACCAGATATATATGATTGAATACATAACAACATTTTTTGCAATATTTTTACTTGACATTGTTTACACGTACTATCTAAGGTGCGTGGCAAACGATAATGTATTAGGTGCAAGTTTTTGGTCAGTAGCTTGCTATATTCTAGGAAGCGTAGCAGTTATAAATTATACAACCAATCATTGGTTGATGATTCCAGCAATAGTGGGTGCTTTTTGTGGCACGTTTGTTGGAATGAAAATTAGAAAGAAATAATTCTCCGGTTCGCCTAATCTGGTTATGGCACTTGCTTTGGGAGCAAGAATAATGTGAGTTCAAATCCCACACTGGAGACCATTTACAAAAAGAAGAAGTATGAAAAAGAAGATATTGTTCAGTACCATACAAGGTGGTCTAGATTATCTAAACGATGGTGTATTTCATGGATTACATCAACTAGGTGAGTTTGAGATCACAGATGCTCCAAGAATGTGGTATATGTATCGCAATGAATTTCAACCACATGGACCCAGAGATTTAAAATCTTTATATGGTAGAGGTTTCACTATGTGGGGACACATGGATGAAGATCTCAGTATAGACCGTAATAATATTGAACAGAAAATTATTGATCATTACTTTGATCTAATAATTGTAGGTCGTCCAGAACTGCCAATCCCATACCTAGGATTGATCATGCAACACTACAAAGAACATGAAATTATAGCATTGTCAGGTAGTGATCATATTCATATTCTACCTCCATACGGACATTCTACTTTCTTTATAAGAAATTTTGTAGGACAGATTGTGGATAATATACATCCTGCTGGACATAGTGGACCACCGTTTGATGTAAGAACTGTGTCTACAATTTCTTTTGGATTTCCTAAACAAAAGATACAAACAGCATTGCCAAAAACTCGACCGTGGAGTGATGTACTACCATTGGACATGAATACTGGCAAATATATCTACGACTCCGAGCAAGAGTACTACGATGATTATAGACAATCATTGTTTGGAAAAACTAGAAAGAAAGGTGGATGGGACTGTATGAGGCACTATGAAATCATGGCCTGTAGATGTGTTCCGTACTTTGAAGATCTAGCCGATGCTCCTGCGGATTCGTTGAAAACATTGCCTAGAGAATTACTATTACATGTTAAACGTAGAGTAGACGAACAAGGTGCTGATTATTTTATGCCTGAACAACCGGGATGGGAAGAATATCAACAATTAGAACAAAGAATATTTGATCATTTTTTGGCCAACTGTACTACTGATAGTTTGGCCAGATATGTATTAGATACACATCAAAATAGAATTCAAAATAGATAATTTTTTATAAAGAGGAAAAATATGAGAGCAAGTCACATTCTAGTACCAACATTGGTAGAAGCACACAACATTTTGTCCAAAGCAGGTCCTGCTAATTTTGCCCAATTGGCATTTGAGCATAGTTCATGCCCCAGCAAGAACAATGGCGGAGATCTTGGAGAGTTCGGACCAGGTATGATGGTCAAGCCATTTGAGGATGCTACATTGGCAACTCCAGTAGGAGCCATTAGCCAACCTGTACAAACTCAGTTTGGTTATCATTTGATCCACCGTACTGGATAAAGAGATCTCGCCATGGCACACGGCGTAAAATAGGCCAAGTAGTGTGTCAACAAATACCGCGGGTAGGGTGGTCACCACACCGGTCTCATAAGCCAGGTGCATCGGCAGTTCGAATCTGTCACCCGCATCCAATTTTAGGATACTGACAGCAATTTTATTACATGTCAAACTAGAGGTCGCAGGTTCGAGTCCTGCCGTTAGTGTTGCCTAGCAGCATCAACGTAGATCAGTTGGTAGATCGCAAGTCGTAAAAAATGTATCCTGTTTAACCAAATTGTCTTGACAAGACTTCGGTTTTGTTATACAATATATACATGTTAAGAAATTAACAATGAGTTTTAGGATAGGTTCAGCAACCCATATTACATGGACTGATGGTCAGAGATAACTTCACAGACTATCAAGCAGGTTTGGAGATCCTGTGAAATCAAATCGACAAAAACTATCCTGTTAAATTTAGAATGTTAACAGCAACTTAAAATTTATATTGAAAATAAACCAAACACATTCTGTAAAGGAAAATTAAAATGAACGCTTTTGTAAACGCAATCGCTGACCAAGAAGCCCGTACCGCTAATGATATGAAGGCTCGTAAGTCAACCGCTAACAAGTGTGTTGATCTGTTCTACAACATCGGCGCAAGCCGTGGTAAGAACATTGTACCTGCATTCACTGCGGCCTATGTTGAAAACTTTGACATGGCTCTGCGTATCGCACAATGGGCACGTGATGTCCGTGGCGGAGCAGGCGAACGTGAATTGTTCCGTTCAATTCTGGTACATCTAGAAAAGACTGACCCAGATGCCGCACTGGCCTTGCTACGTAAGGTACCTGAAGTAGGACGCTGGGATGATATCTTTGTCTTTCAAACTCCTGCGTTGAAGAGTGCTGCTTACACCATGTTGGGCGATGCTCTACGTGCTGAAAACGGCCTTGCTGCTAAGTGGACTCCACGTAAGGGCAAGATCGCAGCAGAAATCCGTGAGTTCTTCGGTATGAGCCCAAAGTTCTACCGTAAGAGTTTGGTGGCTTTGACCAATGTTGTTGAAACACAAATGTGTGCCAACGACTGGGACAACATCAACTTCAACCACGTACCTAGCGTGGCTGCTCGTAACTACAAGAAGGCTTTTGGACGTCACACTCCTAAGTTTGCTGAGTACGTGGCTGCTCTGGTCAAGGGCGAAGCAGGTGTCAAGGTTAATGCTAACGCTATTTTCCCACACGATGTGTTGAAGGGTCTTGTCAGTACATATGGTCGTAAGACTCTATCTAAGACAGACTTGGATCACATCACCGCACAATGGAACGCCTTACCTAACTACGTTGGAGATGCCAGCATCCTTCCAATCGTAGACGTAAGCGGCTCTATGAGTTGTGCGGCAGGTGGTAAGGGCGATGTTACTTGTATGGATATTTCTATCAGCCTTGGCTTGTACTTGGCTGATAAGAACCGGGGTGTGTTCAAGGACACTTTCTTGACATTCAGTGACCGGCCTGATTTGATGACTCTAAAGGGCGACATCGTCCAGAAGATTGATCAAATGAGCAACAGCGACTGGGGTATGAGCACAAACCTACACTCAGCATTTGAAAAGATCCTGAGTGTAGCAGTTAAGGGCAATGCTCCTCAAAGTGATATGCCAGCAATGGTATTGATCTTGAGCGACATGCAATTTAACCAATGTGTTAAGCATGACGACAGTGCCATGGAAATGATCGAACGTAAGTTCGAAGCAGCCGGATACACTTGTCCAAAGGTTGTGTTCTGGAACCTAAACAGTTCTGGTAACGTACCAGTTAAGTCAGATAAGAGTGGTGCTGCTCTTGTAAGTGGATTCAGTCCAGCAATCATGGCTAGCCTGCTAGGCGCGGATGTTGAACAGTTCACTCCAGAAGGCATCATGCGTAGTACTGTAATGGTTCCACGCTACGATCTGTAATAGTTATAGAAATATGACTTTGAACCCTGCCAACTTAGGTTGACAGGGTTTTTTTTTGGCTGTACAATGTAGCTATAAATAAAATTTCAACAAGGATTGTGCCATGTATAAAAATTTAGAAATGTATGTAAAGGTCTATAAAGAACATTTCGATCCTGCTTTCTGTCAGCAGATAGTCAAAGAATTAGATGATGCTGAATTTCAAGAACATGCTTTCTATAATGTAATCGATGACACACATGTCTCATATGACAAAGAATTAAGTATTAGCTATCATCCAATTACTGGAGAGGTAGAACTACATCAGCAAACATGGAAAGGCATTAGACGATATGTAGATGATCTTGCTTTTCCCTGGTATGGTGGATGGTCAGGTTTCTCTAAAATACGTTTCAATCAATACCGTCCTGGCACTCAAATGGAACTACACTGCGATCATATACATAGTATGTTTGACGGTGAGCGTAAAGGTATTCCGACCCTTAGCTTGGTAGGAGTATTAAATGACGACTACGAAGGTGGCGAATTCATCATGTGGGAAGATAGAGACATCAAATTAAAAACTGGTGATCTACTAGTATTTCCATCTAATTTTCTTTACCCACATAAGGTAAATGAAGTAACCAAAGGTGTCCGAAATACATTTGTATCCTGGGTTTGGTAATTGACAAATTGTTAAAATCGTGTTATAATAATAACATGTATACAATAATAAGCAAAATAGGACACAAACTTCACAAATGCGCTACTTTAGATCAGGCAATGCGCTTTGCCAAAGACTGGAGTGGGTTCGTAACTATACAAGGCCCAGATTTTGAAGTTTGTGGAGTATTTGGAGTAGATACCATAAAAGATGGTAAGTGCCCAGATGGCATTGATTATGATTGGAATAAGTCCAGCCGGATTGGTCGAGTTAAAAAGGAACATGTATAATGCCAGCAACATTTTTAGTCAGTGACACACACTTTGGACATTTAGGTGTGTGTAAATTTATGCGCAACGACGGAGTGACCAAATTACGTCCATGGAATACCCCTGAAGAAATGGACGAAGATATGATCAAGGCCTGGAACGAACGTGTGGGTCCAAAAGATAAAGTATATCACTTAGGTGACGTAGTTATCAATCGCCGAGCATTACCTACGTTAGCTCGCTTAAACGGAGACAAAGTTTTAATTCGTGGCAACCACGATATCTTTCCTGATGCCGAATATCATCGGTATTTTAGAGAACTACGTGCCTATCACATAGTTGAAGGAATGATATTTACTCATATTCCGATACACGAGGATTCATTAGGTCGCTTTGGCGTCAATGTTCATGGACATACTCACGCCAATCGTGTTCGTCGATCTGTGGGATTTGATTCTACTACAGGAAAAATATTATACAGCAACGAAAACGATGTTCGATATCACTGTGTATGTGTTGAACAAACTGACTTTGCTCCTATCTTATTTGAAGATGTTAAAAAACGTATCGTCGAAGAAGGCGGTACTATTGGATTTAAAAACGGTAATGAAGTTTTAATTTAAATCTCAGAGTCATAGAATGAACCAACGAATTCAAGAAATTGCTGAACAGGTTTTCAATGAAGCAAATGATGGTAGCATCGATAACATTAAAATACCCAAAGAGTTTGTCGAAAAGTTTGCCGAGTCGATTATTCAAGAATGTGCATTAATCATCAACAATGACGGTAGATTCTTAACATATACTGCTCTTGAAAAGAAAATAAAAAAACATTTTGGAATTAAAGAATGAGCAAATACAAAGAATATCTAATTGGATTTGGAATTAGTACATTTCTTTGGCTACTGCTACTAAGTCAAGTAACTATTCCAGAAGTTATTATAACTGAGAAACATGTTTGTACTTCTAAACTTCAGAGTTGAACAATGCCATAGTATATGACAACATTACACATTTTAACCAATCCTTATAGCCCTGTAAATATCAATAACAGAACAGATCCATTTAGTATTGCAGCAGTCAAGTTTATAAAATATATGACACAATACGGATGGAACTGTATACATTACGGAATAATAGGAACAGAAGTTCCCTGTGAAATGGTTCAATGTGCCACCACAACTGACCGTAATAATAACTATAATCAAAATGCTGGGCGCGAAATAGCACGTAGAAAATCCGCAGGTGATATGATTTTATGTTTCCATGGAATTGAAAATAAAGAGGCCTGTGATCTCAATACAGATCTTATAACTGTAGAACCTAGCATAGGTTATGATACCACTGCGGTTTTTGCTCGACACCGCGGCTTTGTTTCCTATGCACAACAACATATGTATTATGGGCTACATCGTATGTTGATGAATCCTGGTTGGTTTGATACGGTTATATATAATGCTATAGATTCCACCGAATTTGATTTTAATGATAAAAAAGAAGATTATTTTTTATGTTTTGGAAGAGTGATCTCTGCTAAAGGTATCGATCTAGCCATACAGGCCACAGAAGAAACTGGTCAACAATTAATTATAGCAGGAACCGGATCTTTAGAAGATCTAGGTTATACCAGTGTGCCAAAACATGTTAAAATGGTAGGTACTCAAAATGCCGAACAGCGTAGAAAATTAATGTCAGGTGCCCGTGCTGTTATGGGATTAACCTACTATGTTGAACCATTTGGCAATATGGTAGTAGAAGGATTAATGAGTGGTACTCCTGCCATTACCACAGATTGGGGCGGGTTTGCTGAAACAGTACAACATGGAATAACCGGGTTTCGTTGTAGAGATTTCAGAGATGTAGTCAATGCCATTAAAAAAATAGATACAATATCACATCAGGCCTGCCGAGACTGGGCAGTGACCAATTGCGACGATACCGTAGTACATCCACAATTTGATACTTGGCTACGGAAAATCTCCGAAGACAATTTCTATAGATTATGAAAAAAGCCGTAATTTTAACCAGTATTGTAAATCCTCTGATAAATTTCCCTCTAACATATAATCCACGGAGAAGTGCTTTCCTGGCCGACGATAGATTATATCATACAATGATCACACTGGAATCATTAAATCAATTACTAGATTCTAATACCACAATTTATCTATTAGAACTAAGTGCCAATTGTGTGGACTATAAGGATCGTCTTGCTAAATCCAATGTGAAGTTTATCAATGTCAAAGAACAGTTTGCTGAAATTTATGAAGAAATAACTACTCATGCAAATAAGAGTAGATGCGAAACATTATTGATGTCTGAGTTCTTAAAAAAATATCAAGATGAACTAGAAACATACGATGTATTAATTAAGACGTCGGGTAGATATTTCACAGATAGATCATTTGATACCAGTGTATTCAGCGGTGATAAATTGTTTTTTAAAACTCCAATAACCTACGAATGGAAAGATGTTTGGGGATATCAATACGTAGATAGGAGAGTTAACCAGGGCGATAATACATTAAGACAATATTCTTCTGTGTTTTTTGCTTGGGGTAAAAAGTATTATCAAGAATATTTAAACATGTTTATTGAGATGTCTGATATTTTAAAACAACCTAATATGCAACACTATGATATTGAAACTCTACTATATTTTTTAACTAGAAAGTTTGCCGAAGATATTGTAGAAACTAATTGGACAGTATACGGGTGGGACGGTGCAGGTGGAAACTTTGTAAGATATTAAATCATGAAAACTAATATAATTATTACAGAAAACTTTTATAACAATGTGGACAGTGTGAGATCATTTGCGTTAACACAATCATTTGACATCACTGGAAATTATCCAGGTACTAGAACACGTACCTTTCTTAATACAGGTATAAAAGATGGTATTCAACGTATAATTAGCAATGTTGGTGGAATAATAACACACTGGTTTGAAGAAGACGGTTTTAGTGGCAGTTTTCAATTGACCACCGCTGCTGATCGTAGTTGGATACACTCAGATAATTTTAACACCTGGGCAGGAGTATTATATCTAACACCCAATGCCCCTATTTCTGGCGGTACTGGAATGTTTAGACATCGTGCTACTGGTGCTACCAGACTTTCTGAAGTGCCTGATGGTGTATCTATCGAATCGCAGGACATGACCAAATGGGAAATGACTGATATGGTTGGAAACAAATATAACAGATTGGTATTATATCGCAGTGATCTATTTCATAAAAGTTTAGATTATTTTGGATCAACCGCCGAAGATGGCAGACTATTCCAACTATTCTTTTTTAACGCACAATTTTAACAATGATACACACCGTATTAGATTTCTTAGAGCCAGATGTACTAAAAGAAATACTCAAGAAATATCAAGATGCTCAAGGTACAGCATCATTTGAAATTGGCAACACAGGTAGATGGGCCGACGGGTTATCTGTGGGTTCCTATTCTCCTGTGTTAATACTTCCATTACAGGAATATAAAGAATATTTTTTAAAGAAATACAAAACAGTTGATCCTATTTTTAAAGAGTATCCACGATTAAGTTGTTTTATGCAGATATGGCCTAGTGGAAGTCATATCAATTTTCATCATGACGGTAAAGATAGATTAAGTAGTACAATTTATCTCAATGACGCATGGCATTGGAGTTGGGGTGGATTGTTTTTATTCGACGATGCGGATCTAGGTCAAGGCTGGATATATCCAAATTACAATAAAATGACATGGTTTGTTCCTCCCATTTATCACTCAGTGAGTATGATAACACTGGCAGCTGACCATCCTAGATTAAGTATACAGCTATTCTTTGAAAAATAATCTTAGTATAAATACTTGGTCAATGAGGATTTACTATGGGGTTTAATTGGTCATCACTTACCAGAGACAATATAGCAAGTTTGGTTTGGTCATTACACCAAAAATTAACCAAACAAGAATTGTCAACCCAACAATTTCATAGTATATTAACCACACATATACGTCAATATATTCCAGTAAAAACAAAAAAAGTTTTAGATACCAAAGTAAAATCAGGTGATGTATGGGTCGGCGGTACCTACTACAGTGACTACGATCAAGACAGAGAAAAAT